GCGCCGGAAACCGACAACGTCGATCCTGGGGCTCCTGAGGCCCAACCAGAGGAGCCGGTAACTGAGGATGACCTCGATGACCCGCTGGCCCGTGAGTACTACGAAAATAACAAGGAGAACGCGTAATGGCCGACCGCATCGTAGGCATCGATCTCGGCACCAGCACCAGCGTCGTCGCCGCCCTCGATCAGGGTGCGGCCAGGATCCTGGCGTTGGACGAGCGCGAGCGTGTGATCCCCACCGTGGTGAGCATCGCGCAGAACGGTGAGATCGTCGTGGGAGCTATCGCCCGCGATCAGCTTGAGACCAATCCCGAGTACACGTTCACCGGACTTAAGCGCTTGCTCGGGCGCAAGGCCGACGATCCGCAGATCCTCGAATGGGCCAAGCTCGTTGCGTACGACATCGTGCCAGGGCCGCAGGGCGAAGCGTTCGTGCGCGGACCTGACAAGATCCACGATCCGGTCGATCTCCTTTCCCACGTCTTCGCCAAGCTGCGTGAGACCGCACGCCAGACACTCGGTGAAGACGTCAACCGCTGCGTCGTCGGCGTACCCGCTCACTTCGATCTCGATCAGAAGGAAGCGATCCGGCGCGCGGCCAAGCTCGGCGGGCTGGAGGCTGTGCGCCTGCTGCCCGAGCCGACGGCTGCTGCGGTGGCATACGGTGTGGACCGCGCGAGCAATCGCACCATCGCGATCTACGATCTCGGCGGTGGCACGTTTGACATCACGATCTTGAAGATCGCCGGTCAGCGCTTCCGCCCACTGGCCACAGCTGGCGATCCCTTTCTCGGTGGCGAAGACTTCGACCAGCGCATCATGAGCTGGCTGCTGCAGCGCTTCCGCGAGAAGCACGGCATCGATCTTCGCGACGACCCAAGCGCACGCAACCGCGTGCGCCTCGCTGCCGAGAAGGCGAAGGAAAGCCTCAGCGCTCAAGGCGCTCACCGGATCTACGCTCGGAACATTGCGCACAGGCCGCTGCTGCTGGATCTCGATGAGACCATCGACCGCGCCGACTATGAGAACATGGTGCTCGACCTGATCGATCGGACGCGCGGCCCGTGCCGCGAGGCGCTGCGCGCTGCGAAGGTTGATGTGCGCGACATCGATGAGGTGGTGCTGGTCGGCGGCATGACGCGGACGCCTGCCGTCGGTGAGCTGGTGCGCGAGATCTTCGGACGTGTGCCGTCGCGCCGCATCGACCCCATCGCCGCCGTCGCTCTTGGCTGCGCGCTGCAAGGTGCTGCTCTTGCCGGTACGCTGAAGAGCGTGGCGCTGACTGACAACACGACGATGCCGTTCTCGGTTCAGGTGGGCAGCGGCGCTCTCATCCCGCTCATCAGGGCTAACACGCCGCTGCCTGCGCGCGAGGAGAAAGTCTTCGGCATTGCGAACCGCGAAGCTGCAGAGGCAGCGGTGCGCGTCTATCACGGCCAGCGCCGCGTCGCGACGCTGATCGTCAACGACATGCAGGAACAGGTGAAGAGCGAACCCCTGCTCCGCGTGCAGCTCGACGTCAACGACGACGGGATGCTCACGGTCACCGCTCGCAACCCCGCCACGAAGACCGAGGTCACGCATTCCGTTCACGCCGACACCGGCATGACGGCCAGCGAGATCCAGGGCCTGCGTGACATTGATGAAGAGGAAGCAGCAGCATGATCAAGCTAGACCAAGCGTCGCTCACCAACGCCTTGAACTTTGTGCTCAAGTGGCTGGCCGTTTCCGTCGTCGTCTATTTTGGTTGGAATAAACTCGCGCCCTGGATCGACGGTCTCATCACATTTATCTGACGCCTGCGCCGCGCGCTGTCGCGCGCCGATCTGACGAGGATCCGTCCTCAGAAAGAGAGCGCGGCAAACGCTAGCGCAGAAGCGGTGCCTGAAATGCAAAACGCCCCGGCGATTAGCCGGGGCGTTTCACTTTGGTGGGCGCTGGCCTTAGTCCTTGCGACCGCCAGCGAAGATCTTGAGGCCGCCCGCCTTCTTCTTCTCAGCTGCCTTCTTCTCAGCAGCGCGACGGCGGCGGGTTTCCGCACCTTGCTTCGCAGCGGCGCTGCGCTTCAGGTGCTCGAACTCTGCCTTCGTCATCGGGGCCGGAATGCGAAGCACGTCGGCACCGAAGAGTAGGATGGCCTGGAAGAAGATCGCCATCCAGAACTCAAAGTCCAGAACAGACAGAGCGATTGAGCCCGGCGTCTTTTCTTGGATGCGCCAGCGAGCAGCGTTACGCTCCATCACATCCGACTGGGGGTCTTCGACAACGTCGAGATCCAGTTGGTACGACGACGGGTGGCCCGCCATTGCAGGCGTCGAGTAGGCGAGCCACTCGTCCTGCATGTTGTCGGCCTTCACAGCCGAACCGAAGAACGACGCCGGGACAATCGCTAGGGCGATGGCCAGCACGCGAGCCGGGAAGGCGCGAGCGCGGACGTGGCCACGGTAGTCTTCCTTCAGCGAGCCAGCGACTGCGAAGGACACGACAGCGAGCAAAGCGAAGATGCCCGAGATCATGGCCCAGCTGATGCCAGCGAAACCGTCGTTCTCGTGAAGCGCACCCACGATGGAGCGTGTCTCGACGGTGATGACAGCGACGACGATCAAGACGCCGATGCCGATGGAGGCCCATTGGTGGCCCTTCAGATCTTTAAAGTTAATCATGTTGGTCAGCTCCTTGCCCTCTCCGGGGCGGCGCATTCTATAACGCAACTCGCTCTGGATGTCCAGCGTACAAAAAAAGCCCCGCTCTCGCGGGGCTTCAAGTTAGTTGGTCGGGAGCGACCTAGAGAACAACGGTCCAGCAATTCTTGTCGAGCTGGTAACCGACTTGCGCCGCTGCGTGGCGCGCAATGAGCCGCGCGATGCGTTGGCTGCGGCGGTTGATCTTTGAGCCCTCGCTAAAGTAATCGAAATACCAGCCAGGAACGCGGGCCGGATGGTCGTCGCCGAGATTGATGAGCGGGACGTGAACGCGAACATGCGTGCCGCTCTTCGATGCGATGATGCCAGCTTTGCGAAGCTTAGCGGCAACCTTCGTCGCGCGCTTATCGGCGTCGGTCACCTTGCTCTTCTTGATCTCGTTCGCCTTCGCGTTCGTGATGACTTCAACCTTCAGCGTCTTCGCCTCGACAAAATTGCCGCTCTTAGCGTAGCGGCTTGTGACCGCGTTCGCGAGATCCAGGCGCGACGCCCAACCGGCGTCGGTCCACTTGTTTGGTTCGCGCTTGCTGCGCACCGCAGTCATGTACGCGTACGTACGGCTCTGCGATGAGCGACGGAGGATTGTGCCGTCGGGTGCGATAGCTTGGAAATGTGTGGTCATGTGGTCAGCTCCGTGTGTTGTCGTTGGCCGATTGTATAATCTGGATGTCCAGATAGGTCAATAGCCCAGCGCTTCCAGCAGCTGGCGACGGCTGACCATGCCATCCTTCACCTCGACCACAACCCACCCGGCGTCATCGCCCGTGCCTTGTAGCGCGGCCAGTGTGGTGCCGTGGGCGCGAGCGATGCGCTCGGCGATGGCGACGCCACACGTCTCTTCTTCGTCGGCCCAATCTTCGCTGGTCATGTGATGTCTCCTCTACTTAAAGCAAAAGCCCCGCCTTGCGGCGGGGCTCTCAGGTTAGCGCTTGGCGCACTCGGGACCGAGGCCGGTCTTGATGCTCTCGGGAACGGTGAGCTTCCGAGCGCAGCGACCGCACCGGCCTTCGTGGTGGATCTCCAGATCCGCGTGGTTCGGATTGCGGATCGCGAAGTCCAGTGCTTTCACCGGCAGGCTGTCCGCGTTCATGCGGGACTTGGCGGTGAGACGAACGCCGCGCTGTGAAGCGAGGCCGAGGTAGACGTAGTCTACCTCGTTGTTGGGGCCAGCGAGGAGAGAGGCGAAGAACGTGTCGCCATCTTTGGCCTTGCGGACCCGGTAGGTGTAACGAGCTTGGGTCTTCTTGGAGACCACGGTGACCGTGGCGTTACCGGCGAAGATGAAGCTGGCTGCGTCTTGAACTTGCATGTTGCACCTCGTTGTGGAGGCCCATTGTATAACTGGACATCCAGACAAAGTCAAACGCCCCACCTTTCGATGGGGCGTTTGCTCTCTGATTTACTCCACGTCCCAGACGAACGAGGAGCACAAGCCGCAGACGAACGCGGTTGTGCGTGCCGCAACCATGCGCTTGCGAGCGGCGGCAACTAATGATGCGCGCTTCAGCGTCATCACGCGGCGTGCTTCGTACACCTCACGCTCTCGTGCTTCCTTCGCGATGGCGTCGAAGTCAGCCGCCGCGCGCTCCTGCGCTTCCGACAAGTCCAGGCCGCGATCCATGAACCGGCGAACCGCATCGCTCGCCTGCCCGAAAGCGCCCTCGTTCACCGCGTCCTGCTCGCGGCAGGACAAAGCGCCCCAATCAGCCGCCGCGCGTTCGTCAATGTTTTGGTCGATCATCGCTCTAACTCCGTGGTGAGCCCATCATATAATCTGGATGTCCAGAAAAGTAAAGCCCCGCCTTTCAGCGGGGCTTTTCAGTTTACCGGCGGGAGAGATCCAGTGCGTCTCGCACCTTCACCAGCTTGTTCGCTTCGCGAACGTCCTGCGGTGGGCAGTTCTCCAGAATGTACTGGCAACCCTCGGGCGTGAGCGTCCACCCGTCAGGCTTGATGCGTGCCAGGATCTCCATCGGTCGGCAGACTTCCTGGGGAAGCTCCTTGTTGTTCTCGTCCCAATAGCGACGAGTGGCGAGATCGCCGCCGGGCGAAGTCAACATCAGATCGCCTCGGGCCGAGACCATCAGCTTGGTGACTACGCGGTTGTGCCATGCTTGTGCTTGCATCTGTGTGCTCCTCGTGAGCCCATCGTATAATCTGGATGTCCAGAAAAGTAAAGGCCCCGCCGAAGCGGGGCCTTTCTTTCTACAGCAAGTTTGACGGGACGTACTTCCAGGCTTTGGCTCGCGCCTCGGCCTCGGTCATCGGGACGTTCCAGCGCTTCGCGTCGTTAAGGTAGAACGTGGTCTGCGCTTCGATCCACGCCTCGCACTTCGCGATGCGCTTCGCTTCGGCGCGAGCCCGAGCCTTCTCGGCGAACGCGGCGCGAGCCGCGATCTGAGCTGGCGTCGCTGCTTTCACCGCACGCTTCACCGGCTTGGTGAACTTGACGCCGTGGGCCTTGAAGCTGGCCTTCAGTTGATCGTGAGCTTCCTTGCCCATGATGAACTTCACGACGTCGAGGTAGATCGCGGCGAAGCGCCAGCCGTGCGACGCACGCTCGTACGGGTTCTCGTTGGTCGAGAAGATGTCGTTCAGCTCGTGAGCCATCTCGTGGCACACGATCCAATCGAGCATCGCAGGCGGGCCGTACTTGACGTAGCCGCCGTAGCTGGCAGCGCCACCGCGCTTGCGGCGGGTGTCGATCTTCACCGTGACCGAGCGACCTGGGCGACCGCCACGATACTTCGTGTTCAGGCGCTTCGACATCCCGATCTTCCAGTGCAGCGCTTCCATCTCTTCAACCGACACGCGGTTGCCGAGCTTCATTGCACCGGGCGTAGCGCCCGGCGCGCCGCTCAGTACGCGGCCAGGGTAGTACGAAAACACAGCGCGCTCTGCCTTGTAGAGCTTGCTGCGTTGTGTGTCTTTTGCTCGTGCCATGTGGTCTTGCTCCTCGTCGTCAGGCGAGGAGCCTTACCACGGCAGCGTTTAATAGTCAACTGGACATCCAGATGCCTACCGGCTCTGGCTCCTGCCTCGCGCGTGAGAGTAAAGGTAGACGCGCACTGCAGCGGCCAGCGACATCGTGGGGTCAGTGCGCGTCTCGCCGATCTGCGCGACCAGCTTTGGCGGCGTGGTCTTGCGCTCATCAACGAGCTGCTCAAGGCCATCCCAGAAGACGGCCTCCAGAGCGAGGCTGGTGCGCAGGCCGTTAATACGCATGGACTTCTTGATCATTATCGGCCCCTCTTCTTCGATGCCATCTCTACCAGCGCCATGCGCAGGATCTCTGGGTCGCTCTCGCTGAATACGCGACGCAGCTTTGCCAGGGCGGCAGCGCTCTCGGCGCTGTGACGCACCAGCGTCTTCGTGCTGGTCTCTTCGCGGCGCAGCTCAGCATCGATCTGAGCCTGCGTCCGCTCGCGCTTAATGCTTCGTTTCACTCTGGGCCTCCAGTTCCATCCGATAGATCTCAAGAAACGGCACATAGCTTACGTTACCGTCCTTGTCTTGTCGGATACCACCTGACCCGTGGAGCGCAAGATCCTGCGCCCAGCGCTCTAGATCTTCCTCTGAGAGCTGCTTCAGCAGCGCCTTAAAAGTATTCTGATCGATGGTCATGCTTCCACCTCCGGCGTGCGTACGTCGTAATAGACATTGCGCGGCACCTCCCTGCCGACTTCCTGAAAGAGAAGCTCGACGGCTCGGTAGGTGTAGCGGCTGAGAACCCAGACGCCTGGGGTCTCAATTAGTGCGCGGGCGGCGCGGCGCTCGCCGGGCGTGCCGAGATCTTCAAGCTTCATGCCTTCTCTCCCTCAATGATAGCACGCGCAGCGGCGATGGCTTCTTCAAGCCGTTCTGATGGTGGGATGCCGCGCCCTGTCCCGCTGAGCTGACGCTCGATGGCGGTGATCAGTTCGTTCACGATCTGCTTCTCGCGTTCGTTCATTAGTAGCGCCCCCGATAGAGCGCCGGATCAAAGTAAGGCGAACGCTGGCAACGCTTACAGGTGACTTGCTCCTTCACCTCAGTCGCGATCAGGGCGTTCTCTTCGTCCAGGCCGCACGCAATCTTGCGCGTGGTGAATGCATTCTCGTGGGCTACGATGACCGCCACGAAATGCGTAGGTCGGCGGCGGATCTTCCGCCCCTTATAGTCAAGCTCGCTCATGCCTTGCCTCCGTCGGTGAAGATCTGATCGTAGAGATCGCGGCCATACTGGCCCTTGTACTTGCGCACGATGTGAGCGCCGAGAGCAGCGGCTTCCGGCGTCAGCGTTTCCATGCGGGCCAGAGCGCGACCGATGCCGGTGTCGGCCTGATTGTAGCCGACGCCATTGCGCTCGGTGGCGCTGTCGTAGTTGGCGTCGTTCAGCATACGCACGGCGGTGTGGACCGCATCGATCTGGCTCTGCGTCAGCACCTTGGCGACACGCTCTAGGTTCGACGCACGCAGGGCGTAGGCGGCGCTGACACGGTCGCTGTCACTGTACACCCGCTTCGTGAACTCGCGCTCCTGCACGGCCTCCCAACCCTTGGCGACGGTGGCCTGCGAGACTGGCGCGAAGCTTTCCAGCTTCGGCTCTGCCACGATGGCGTCGCCTTCGATGTCGAGGGCGCGGTCGATCACATCCTGCTTATCGACAAGGACGTTGGCGATGCGCGCATCGATGCTGCCATCGGCCACGAGGTGCTGGATGAGTACGCTGCCAACCTGACCGATGCGGTGAATGCGGTCTTCAGCCTGACTGACGTTGCCCGGCACCCAGTCAAGCTCGACGAAGAACATACTGGCAGTGCGCGTGATCGTGTAACCGACGGCGGTCTTGATGGTGCCGATGAAGACGTTGGCTTGGCCGGTCATGAAGGCATCGACCGCAGCTTGGCGGGCCTCGACGCTCTTACTGCCGTGGACGACGACGCTGCCGAGATCGGCGAACGCTTCGGCAATCTGCTCGGCGACATCTTGGTGGTGGCACATGATCGCCACACAACCCAGCTCTTCGATGGCTTCGCGGATGTACTCGATGGCAGCGCCAACCTTCGCGAGAGCGATGTCGTGACGAGCCTGGGCCATCTCTTCGAAGGCAAAGCCAGTCTCATCTTGCAGCTCAGCGACACGCGCCTCGTACTTGCTATCGACCAGGGCGAGCGCCTCGGCGACAGCCAGCTCAGCCATCAGCGCTTCGTAGCGCGCAGCGCTGGTGCCTTCTTTGCCGACGATCTTGGCAATCTCAGGTGACGTGAGCGGTACGATCTGACGGCGCTTCGGCGGCAGCTCAGCCAACACGTCGGCCTTCAGGCGGCGCACCATGAACTTGGCGCGCAGCTTTTGCTGCAACTCATCGAGGTTAGAGCTGCCGGTGAAATCCCAGCCGTGGCCGTTATTGTAGGCGGCGCAGTAGCGCTTCGCGAAGGCGAAGAAATTGCGGCCCAGATCCTGCGGATCGAGAGCTTGCACCAGCGGCCACAATTCAATCGGTCTGTTGAGGATTGGCGTGCCGGTCATGAATACACGACGGCGGGCCACGAGACCAGCGGTCGCTTCCTGGCCGCGCTCCTTGGATCCAAGTACCGCTTTGGTGCGCTTGGCTTTCGGGTTCTTGAGGTAATGCGCTTCGTCAACGACGAGCAGATCCCACTGACGCGCATCGATCTCGGCGCGATACTTGTGCAGGATGTCGTAGTTGATGATGACGACGTCGGCGAAATCGCACTCGGCGACCCAGCCTTTCTTACCGACGACCGAGACGTTCAGGTGCTTCACGCACCACTTACGCCATTCGCGCTGCCAGTTGATCTTCAGGAACGCTGGACAGATCACCAGCACCTTGCGCACCGAAGCGTCAGCGTTGCTGACGCCGATGGCTTGGATCGTCTTACCCAGACCCATCTCGTCGCCGATCAGGGTGGCGTCGCGCTCCATCGCGTAGGCAATGCCGCCGCGCTGATAGCCCAGGTAGTTGAGGCCTGCGTTGGATGGGATGTCGATCATCGCGTCAGTCGCGCGCGATGCCTCAAGGCTACCGGCGGCAGCTGCGGCTTGAGCCGCGCGCTCGGCGTTAACCTTCTCGATCCGCGCAGCTTCGGCCACGTTCCAGACGTCGAGGGCGTCGCCACCCTTGAAGGCTTGAGCGGCCAGCTCGTCCTTCGTCCACCATACGCGAGCGCTCGGATCCCAGCGAAACTTGAGACCCTTGGCGGTTTGAATGAGAGCAGGATTGTACGCAAAGCGCGCCTCCCAACGGGCGGCGCGCTCGACGTACTCGATTGTGATCTGATTTGTCATGGCGGTCTGGATATCAACTGGACATCCAGGTGTCAACCCTCCTGGGCCTGGGGTCCGACGACCGACATGTCCAAGATGATCACGCCCTCTTCGCTATGGAGCGGCCCGGCGATGGTCGCATAAACCGCAGCGAGGAGGGGGCCGGTGGCTTCGCCGGATCTGATGGCTTCGGCGGTAAACGCCGGGCGGGATCCGACCGAGACAAAGGCGTCGCGGGTGTAAGTCGAGACCGATCCCTCGATCATCCGGTCGAGATCGATCTCTTGCTGAGGATCCGCACGGAAGAGGACCGATACGGTCAGCTCGATAGGCTGGCCGTCGGAGCTGGCGAACTCAACCTCGTACCAACCGACGCGCTCTTCGTGCCGGATGTGATAGCCCCGGCGCTGATCGTAGACGGCAGTATAGCCGTCGGGCGCATCGCGGGGGTCCGGTCGCGGGGTGCTTGGCCAGAGCCATGCGAAGAAGCTGATGCCGACAACGATGAAGAGCGCAGCGATCATGATGTACTGCATTGGTGAGAGGGTCTTCATGGGGGTCTCCTAGTAGCGGTTGAGGGATTGCTTGATGCGCTTAAGCTCGTTGTCTCGGCGCTGATCTTCCTTTGGGTCATAGACGAGGAGCCGGTGGTCTTCGCAGTAGGGCGTCACGCCATCCTCACCGACACGGCGGCATGGTTTAACGAACGCAGCGCGCCCGCAGTAGGCGAAGCCTGGGAGCTTCGGATCCCCAATAGGGTAGTGGCAGAGGCCGTGCCGGATGTCCGTGATGGAGAGGGGGTTGCCGTCGGACTTAGCAAGTGGCCCCAGCTTGCGGGCTGCTTCCTTGGTCTGGACGTCCAGTCGAACGACGTTCGATGGCGGTAGCGCCTCGGAGTTTACCGGCGTCGGCGCGGTGGACCCGCTGTGATCGATCTTAAAGTAGCTGCTCTTAGGCTTAGGGCGACCACCTTTATCCCTCACAGGTGGGCGGTCACCCTTCGCCCGCGACAGCTTGCCGACGACGGCGTTGCGGCTTGGCGGAATGTCGTTCGGCCATCGCTGGCCCAGCATCTTGCTGATCTTACCGGCGGACGCGCCGAGCCTCGCTTGCTCGTACACGAACGCGTCGCGCTCGGCGTCCCACGGATAGTTGGTTGTGCGTTTGCGTTCTTGCTCTTTCGGCGGCGCAGCCGCGCGCTTGTCGATCTGGCCTGCGGAATATGCGCTCATCTCAGCCCTCCAGTGTTGATGTTTCGGCCCGAACGAGGGCGGTGTGCATGTGATCAAGCTCCAGCTTGGCCTGGACGATCCAGTGCCGAGCCCCACTGAGGCTGACTGTCTTCTCCTGAGTGAAATAGTCAACATTCTCCAGGGCGCGCGCGAGCATCTCCCGGCATCCTGGGTATGCTGTCTTGTTCAGGCTTTCGGTTTGCTTTGCCGCGCGGTCGGCGACGGCCTTAAGGTCTGCTTCGGTCATGCTTGTGCTCCTTTGCAGGGCGAGCCCTATAGCTTGTGGGTTGAGGAAGAGTAAAGAGGCTGTGGCCTCCTTGCCTGTGGATATCTTTCAGATTGGGGGTTGACTGGGGGCCACAGCCTCCCGCATAGCGCCCGTCCCATGCATCAAGACTACACCACACAAGAGCTGCTCAACGCAGCACTCACCCGGTTCGTCGCTGACGCGCGGGCCACAGCCAAAAAACGTAAGACCACCCTCAAGGCCGTCTCCAAAACGATCTTCGGCGACACACGCACGCTGCCGTCGATCATCAGGGGCAAGCGCCAAACGTCGGTCGGTCGCATCGTAGCGGCGGCGAAGATCCTAAAGGAGATGGACGACCAATGAAGATCATCACAGCAGACGAGCGTCTCGCCGAACGCGGCGCTCCCAAGATCCTGATCGGCGGTCGTAGTGGTGTCGGTAAGACGTCGCTGCTGCGCACCCTTAACCCAGAGACCACGTTGTTCTGGGACTTAGAAGCTGGCGATCTCTCGGTGCGAGATGTGCCGGTCGATAGCGTGCGCGCTCGCACATGGAAGGAATGCCGCGATCTCGCGTGCTTCCTGGGTGGCGCAAACCCGAACCTCACCGAAGACAAGGTGTACGGTGCTGCTCACTACGAACACGTCGTGTCCGAGTTCGGCGACGACGGGCAGCTCGACAAGTACCGGACGTACTTTGTCGATAGCATCACGGTCGCCGCGCGCCTGTGCCTCGTGTGGGCGCAGCAGCAGCCCGAGGCCTACAATGCGCAGGGCGCGCCCAATCTGCTCGGCGCTTATGGCCTCCTTGGTCGCGAGATGATCAGCTGGATCACGCAGCTGCAGCACGCGAAGACCAAGAACGTCGTCATGGTTGGCGTCCTTGAAGAGACCGTCGATGATTTCAAGCGCTCCTTCTGGGGCCTGCAGATCGACGGGCAGAAGGCGGCAAAGGAGATCCCGCCCATCGTTGATGAGGTGATCGCCCTGCACATGGTCACGTTCGACGGCGACGACGCGCCGACGCGCGTGTTCTTGTGCTCGCCTGATGTCGGCAATGCCCACATCAAAGGCACCTTTCCGATCAAGGACCGCAGTGGCAAGCTCGATCCTTACGAGCCGCCGCACCTTGGCGACCTGATCCGAAAACTAGGAGGCGAAGCTTGAGAGATCTGCCCATGCAAACCGTGCTGATCGATGTCGCCGAGGAGCTGAACCGCATCGTATCGATCTCGCAGCTCATCCCCAGCACACATCTTAGCGTGCTTGAAGACCTCATGGTTCAGCTTCGCGAGGACGATAACCAAAAGACACAAGAGGGCGCAGCGATAGCGCTCGACATGATCCTCGCGACTGTCGAGCTGAAATCAGCTGCGCATGCGTACGCGGAGTTCATCATCGGATTGGCTGATCAAGTGCGCGATCAGTCGTCGGGCTAATCTTCGAGCCTCGGGCATCAGCGCCAACACGAAGAAGAACAGCAAAGCAAAGGCAAAAACCAATGAGTGATATGTACGATTTTAGTGACGCGGAAGCCAGCAACGGCGATTTCGATCTCCTGCCTGCTGGCCTCACTGCGTGCGTGACGACGACGGTCAAGGCCGGTGATGAGGACACGCCAGAGAACGCTTTTAAGCGCACATCGACCGGCCTCCTGATGCTCCAGCTGGAGTTCACGATCACCGAGACCGAGGACGGTAAGTACGTTGGCCGCAAGTTTTGGCAAAATCTGATCCTCGGCGCGGTCAAAGGCACGCAGCTGACCGACGGCCAAGAGAAGGCGATCAACATCGCCAAGGGTACGATGCGCCAGATCCTTGAGGCTGGTCGCGGTTACGCGCCGACCGACGAGAGCGAAGCAGCGATCAACGCACGCAAGTTCGACAGCGTGTTTGAGCTTGATGGCCTGGAGTTCTGGATCGATGTCGGTGTCGAGAAGTCGAAGGATCCCCAGTACAGCGACAAGAACAAGATCAAGAAGGTTCACGCTGTCGCTGGTGCCGACGAGACGGAGAAGGTTGCGCCGAAGACGGCGGCAAAGCCTGCAGTAGCGAAGCCTGCCGCTGGTAAGCCAGCTGCTAGCAAGGCACCGGGTGGCGCGCCGAAGCGCCCGAACTGGTCATGAGCGGCTTCCACCGCACGCAGGGCCAGATCGAGATCATGGCCGAACGGAAGAGGGTGGCGCAAGCCACCCTCGACCAGCTCCTCATGCAAGTCGGCGACGCCCTCCTCTCCGAGGATGAGCTGTCGGGACTTGAGCACGGACTGCCGAGGCTCTTCGATCTCGCAACCGAGATGGGTATCAGCGACAAGCCGCTCTCTGAGTGGAGCAAGGTTGAGGTGGTGCGCTTCCTCGCTATCGGCGTGAGAGCTGCGGTGCCTCTCCGAGTTGTCTCTTTCACCCTCGCGACCGACGACGGATCGCCACCATTCTAAGGAGCCGCCAGTGACCGACACGTTCGTTTTGAAAGACTTCAACCACACTGCGCAACAGCGCCACTCAAAAGCTGATCGCGCCGAGTTCGCCGCGCTCGTCAACACGCTGATCGATCAAGCTTTGGTCGATGCTCACATCGCTGAGCCGCCGCGCGCCTACAACATCAGCCCGTCGTCGGTTGGCGACGAGTGCCTGCGCCGCGTTCAATACCAAACGACGAGGGTTGAGGGCTCACCGCCCAGTGGCAAGCTGCTGCGGATCTTCGCGCGCGGCCACATCTTTGAAGACTATGTCGCCAAGCTGATGCGTGACGCCGGTTTCGATCTGCGTGTCACCAGCCCCAAGGACGGACGCCAGTATGGCTTCCAGCTGGCCAAGGGGCAGATCCGTGGACGTCTGGATGGCATCATCATGGACGGCCCGTATCTGCCGGGCCTGCTCTATCCATGCATCTGGGAGTGCAAGGCGCTCGGCGCGAAAGGGTTCGCCAGCTGCGTCGCTAAAGGCATCACCGAAGCGTACCCAAAGTACGCGGCGCAAGGCTATCTCTATCAGGCGTACATGGAGCTTGAGCACCCCGAGCTTTACTCGGTTCTGAACGCCGACACGATGGAGCTGCACCACGAGCCGGTGCCGTTCGATGAAGAGCGCGCGCAGTGGGCGTCGGATCGCGCCGTCCAGATCCTTGAAGCCAATCGCTGTGGCGAGTTACTGCCGCGCGCTGGATCGGACCCTGAAAAGTATCCATGCAAGTTCTGCGACTTCCGCGATCACTGCCATGACGGCACACCGCTCGGCGGTGATCTCGGGCCGGTGCGAAAGGGGGACCAATGATCAAAGAGTTCCCTGGTGTCGCGATGACCGCCACCGTCCATGACTGTCCGTATCAAGAGGAGAACTATTAATGGATACTTTAGGCGAACGGGTAGCGTGCGTTGAAGCAGCCAACGAGATAGGGGCGTACATTTACGGCCTGGATGCGTCTGGTTACACGCCCATCGAAGTCATGGTCGGTATGTCGATGGTGATGAACAGGTTCATCGAGGATCTGCAGGAGGCGAACGGTGGTGTGAAGTTCATGGAGTTTCAAAACCTCCGAGCCGCAAACATCCTCTTTCAAGGGCTAGTGGTCGAGCGTCTCGTTGCGCCAGTTAAAACATAGCCCATGGGATGTCGAAGACATCCTGTCGATGTGTCGGGATGCCGAACACGACGGGATTGATGACTACGCCCAGAACTTTGTTGACGACACACGCAATCGCGTGATCCGCTGGGGGTTGGCGATGGCCCTCAGCGAGAAGCAAGAGAACTTTCTGATGAGCGCAGCGGACAAAGGTCTGCGCGCGCGTCGGTCGAGGGGGAAAACGTGAGCGAAGACGTGTTGCACCAACTACCGTGCAGGCCTGACCGCGAAGCGATGGAGCGCTTCGTCAGCGAGATCTTCAACACGCTGGGCATGCGTGGCCTTGTCGAGCTGTGCTGGACAAGCGTTCGCGCGCCTCACGCTCTGGAGTTCGCGCGTCAGTACGATGTCGGTGATCTAGACCAGCTGGTGCAGGACGCGGCGCGCATGAATGCGTCGCCGAACTGCAACGTCTACATCAGCGCTGGCCTGCGCAAGTCAAACACATACCCAGGCAAGCGCGCCAAGGACGAGCATGTTCAATCCATCGTCGCGTGCTGGGCTGACTTCGATAAGCCGGGCGCTCTTGAGCGCGCGATAAAGAAGGCTACCGATCTGGGCATCACGCCAAACATCGTGACCTACACCGGCCACCATCCACACACGCGTGGTCAGATGTGGTGGACGCTCGATGAGCCGTGCGAGGATTTCGACGTTCACATGCAGATCCAGCGCAAGCTCGCGCTTGAGCTGGGCGGCGACAAGACGGTGATCAACAGATCGCGCGTGATGCGCTTCATCGGCAGCGTGGCGTGGCCGCTTAAGGCTGAGCGCACGCTGGAGATGACCGGCTTCTATGATGCCGCCACGCGCCAAGCGCCATACACATTGGATGAGCTGATCCATTGCTTGCGCCAGTCGAAGAGTGAAGCGCCGCGCAACCCGCTCTACGATTTCAGCACCGCTGAGCCGACGATAGAGACGCAAGATCTGATCGCGTTCAGCGTTGAGCCGCATCAATTCCACGAGAATGCACGCAAGGCGACAGCACGCCTGATTGCACAGGGCATGAGCCCTGATGATGTGTACGGTGTGATGGCCGGTGCGGTGCGCGCTGCTGGCGTCAACGTGCCAGAGCGTCTGATCCAGCTGAAGAACCTCGTTGCGGGCGCGGCGGCAAAGTTCAAACCAGCTGGCGATGTCGCCGCGCCCGCGCTGCCCCAATCACAGGGGTCAGAAGGGCGCGTTAGCCCGTTCATGAGCATCGCGCAACTGCTCGCGCAGCCTGCGCCCGAGTACATCATCGATCAGTTTCTGATCGAGCGCGGTATGTCGGCGATCTTCGGAGCGCCCGGTACATTCAAGACGTTCATCGCTCTCGATCTGGGCCTCAGCGTTGCGCACGGGATCCCGTGGCACGGGTTCGCCACCAAGCAACGCAAGGTGCTCTACATCTGCGCCGAGGGACAATACGGGTTCGGATCTCGCGCCCTGATCTGGCAGCAAGAGCGCGCAGCCGGTCGCGACACCGATCAGTTCATGCTGCTGCCGGTGCCGGTGAACTTTCTCCAGCCCGAGGCGGTGGGCAAGCTGATCGAAGACATGAAGACGTTCGTCGGCGATGTCGGCCTGATCATCGTTGACACGCTCGCGCGCAATTTCGGGACCGGCGACGAGAACAAGACCCAGGACATGAACGCCTTCGTCAAAGGCGTTAGCCGCCTCACCAAGGACGCGATGGTGTTAATCGTCCACCACACCGGCAAGGACGATGGGAAGGACGAGCGCGGATCCAGCGCCTTCCGTGCCGCGCTCGATGCTGGCTTCAAGCTGCGCCGCGAGCCGGGTTCGGACTACGTCGATATCATCACGAAGAAGCAGAAGGAGGCCGAGGAGCACGCCCCGCTCGGGTTCGTCATGGCGACCGCCGAGGCACCGCACCCGCTGACCGGCGAGTTGCTCAGATCGAGGATCCCCACAATCGGCCAGAAATCATCGCCCACGTCGATCCGCGAGCCGACCCTCACGCGTGGCCATCTGGCCATCATCAGCGCCCTGCGTGGCTCTGGGAGCGTTGGCGTGTCGGTTCTCGCGCGTCAGCTAGGAAAGGATCGCGGCAACCTCACGCGCCAGCTGCGCATGCTGGAGGATCGCGGTCTGGTGAAGCAGCACCCGGCTACCGGGTCCTGGGAGCTGATCGAGCAGGAGGATCAGGATTAGGTCACACCTAGGTCACACGCTAAGTCGTTGATTTCAAAGCAATGACAACAAGCGATGACAACAAGCACAACAATGGTGGTAATTACCACACGGTGTTGTCATTGCGTGTTGTCATTTTTTCTCGAATGATTTCAGGAGGCTAGATGGCAAAAAGACAACAATGACAACAGCAAATGACAACGCGGCTATCCCGTTGTCATTTTTTCCCTCCCCCCTTTAGGGGGGAGGAAATGACAACAGCCCAACAACACGTCAGGAGACTTACCACATGACCAAGAGACCCCCAGGATCGCCGATCAAGCCGACTGCTCAGTCGCGCGTGCTGAGCAGTGGACGCAGCCCGATCACACCGGCACGGCGCGTGGCGCTGGCCGATGGTGACGCTCGACCGATGACCGATGACGAGGTGCGCTCGGTCGAGGCGGCGTTGGCGGCGCACGGCAGAGCCCCGGTGAACACGGCTGAGGTGCTGGACGAGATCGATGAGGTTCTGGCGCTTGAGACCGTCGGCACTCCGGCGGCGGTGGTTAGGGCGCATCTGCGCGGCCAGATGCCCTCGGCTCCTCCGGTCGAGGCGGCGCTGGCCCGGCAGGGTCTGCCGGGGTTGATCGCTGAGCGTGAGCCGATGGGGCCACAGGAGCGGCTCGACCGCGCGATGGCAATCGTGGTCCGTGACGCCGAAGATGCGCTGCTGAAGGCCGAGAAGGTATTTGAGGCATACGCCTACATCCACGCCAACAAGACGCCGCCCGACAACGCCAAGGCCGAGGCCAATCACAACCTGATGATGGAGATGCGTCACGCACTGTTCAGCGACGACGCCCCTGCCGACGTGCCTTCGGTTCCTCCATTAAGCGACACACTCGCGCACGCGCACGCGCGAGCCAGGGACCGCGTCTTGATGGTGCCGGGGAACCGCCGGCTCAACCAGATGCGTGATGATCTCGCAGCAGCTCAGAAGAGCGGGAGCGTCAGCAACTGGGAGGTGGCGATGATCGAGAGCATGATCGATCTGCGCGATCTGCAGGATGTGATCGACGCGATGACGGCGCTGCAGGACACCATCCGCGAGAACGTGAAGCTCGCTCTGGCGAACGGCGACAGTAAGACGTTCAAGTGCGCCATCGGTGTAGCGACGCTGGCCAAGGGCGCTGAGACCGTCTCCATCGTGGATCCCAAGCTCGTGCCGTCTCAATTTCTGAAGACCGAGATCGACAAGGCCAAGGTGGGTCGCGCCCTCAAAGTGCCGTCGGTCGTGCCGGGCGCTGTGCTCACCGAGGGCAAACCGTCACTGCGCATCAGCTGGGACGACGAGTGATCGCTTTCGAGTAGCGGCATCATCAGCGTGCTGATATCCAGTGCGTTAAAGGAGACCAGATCATGCAAAATAACGACGCTAAGCTAGCACCGCGCGCACCGCGTCAGCCTCGCAGCGTGGCGAAGAAGAAGCCAGTGGCTGCGCCACTGGCAGCCGTGCCGCTCACCGAGGTGATCAAGGCGCGCAAGGCGCAGGACAATGCGCTGCGTGCGCGTCTGAAAGTTCTCGACCGTGAGATCTCAAAGCTCATGGGCGAGTACGACCAGATCGCCGGGATCCTCGGCATCGTGAAGCAGAGCGACAACGAACCGCCTGCGCCGCCGGTCACAGTGTACGCATGGGGGCCATCGCCACCGGAGACGCAACCATCAGAGACCGCGTACAAATGCGCTGACTGCGGATCGAGTATTGGCCCGAACGCAAAGAACGAATGCGATGCGTGCGGCGCGTATCCATTCGAGCAAGCGCTATGAACGTCGATGGCAAGTGAGCGCGCCATGAAGAAGAAGGCCGTCATCCAGCTGCCGGTACGCGTGATGTGTCCTGCATCTGGCACATGGTGTCCGTCGAAGAAGTGCATTCTGGATCGCCTGAAGACCAAGCAGAACAGATGCTATCGCAAGTTCAGGAGCGGGTTATGACCAGCATAGACCAATCGTTCATCGAGGGGCTCGTTATCGGGGCCAGGGCGCTAGGCGTAGCTGTGCCGTTTGCGGCTGTTGCGCTTTGCATAGTCATCTATCGCGAAGCGCAGGAGGCTCGCGCAGCGTTGCGGGCAGCTCGTGAACAGGCCGATCAACAAACTCGGGAGCTGACCGACATCGAGTATGCGCTCGATAGCTGCAACATCCCGAGAAAAGAAGAAGGCCGTCTGGTCATGAGTATTGCGCGCCGCGTGCGCGTTGCTCTGGAGCCGGGCGCGAAGACGCGGGGGCTCTCACAGTGGCCAGCCATCTAGAGATGACGACGAAAGAAGCTGCGATGCTCTACCTAAAACAGTTTCGCGGATGGAATATCCCGCCGCCAGACGAAGGCGGTGAGTATTCCATTCTGCGCTTTGCTGATCGGAGGCAAGAGGCGATGCGCCGCGCTCGCATGGCTGGCTTGAGCTACAGGGAGATAGGCGAAGCGGTCGGCGTGTGCGGGGAGAGGGCGTCAGTTGTCATCAAAAAAGCCATCGCAGACGGGCAGGATGTGAACACTTACTTTGCGCGCCATCGCGCTGTGACTTGGGATGATGGCGAGGTGATCATCAGGGCGAACGTGAAGCCAATGTCCAGGCAGGAGTGGTTCCCATGATCTACATCGGCATCGATCCCGGCCTCGACGGGGCAATCGCGATCTACGATCCAACGCTTGACGAGAGCTATCATCCTGAGAGGCGTCTCTCATTTCACGACATGCCAACGCTGGCGATCACGCGCGGCAAGACAAAGAAGCGCGAGGTTGATGCGTTTGCGCTGCGCAGTCTGCTTCTAAAGCACGCGCCTCGGCTGGATCGTAGGGTGATCATCGAGCAGTCGGGACCGATGGCGCGCGATGGATCCATGCAGGCATGGAAGACCGGCTGCGGCTGGGGCATCGTCTACGGCGTTGTCGTCGGTATCGGCATTCCGATCAGCATCGTCACAGTGCAACGCTGGAAGAAGGCAATGGGCGCGACCGCCGACAAGGATCTGTCGCGCAAGCTGGCGATGTCGGCGTTCCCCGAACAGGCCGATCACCTCAGCCGCAAGAAGGACGATGGCCGGGCCGAGGCTGCTTTGATCGCCCTCTACGCGGAAAGGCTTGAACGGGCTCCGATGCCCGGCTAACACTTGCGTTATCGCCCCGACCGGCTCAGTCGGAGTGGTATCCCTCACCGTCGCAAGGTCGGCCCCAGCAGCAATGTTGGGGCCGATTTGCTTGCGCGTCGTCCAGAGCTGACGCATGCAGGGGGTCCGAGGAGGATCCCGTGACAGAGCTTCGACGCACCCGACCGGCCAGATCGCAAGGCCAACGCCGCCCCACGATGGGTGAGCGCATCTCTGAGGGCCTCGCAATGGTTCAGAGAAACATGGACGGCAATCGCCAGCGCGATAGCGAAGCGCGCCAAGATCGTGAACGCGTCACGCGTGAGCGTGGGCCGCAAGCTGCAGCCGACTATCTCAGCGGTCGTGCTGCGCGCCCTGACGTCGATAACGCATCGTCGCGATCCTTCACCATGCAGAGAGCAGCAGCTGTCGCAGCAGCCGGTGGCGCACCTCAGCGGCGCGTTGAGCGCAGCTCACCGCTCGCAGCACGAGGTGATCTGCGAGCAGCCATCGATATGGCGACCGACAACCGCGTCTCAGACGCGCGAGCACGCAACGCTGCAGTCAGTGAACAGCAGCCATACGGCAACGGCGCAGAGCTGACGCGTGGCCAAGGCCCTGGCCGTCGCGGCGTGCTTCAGCGTCCGTTCACTGTGCGCGTTGATGGCCAGAACATCCCGATCAGCGACAGTCAGCGCGTCACGCTGCGAGACTACGTCAACGAGAACCCGCGTGCATTCGACACGTTCGCCGACTGGTACAATGCGATCTCAACGCTGGACGGCGCGACACCCGACCAGCTCAGCGTCGAGGGCGTAGCGATGGCGCGCCGTCAATGGAGTGCGGGATCCCAGGGTCGCCCTGGCTTTGCGCCTGCTGACGCTGAGTACACGCTCGATCCTGCGTATGTGCGAGGTCGCGGCCCGGTGAATGAAGGTGCGGATTATCCCTATCGCAACGTCGATCAAGGCGTTAACGCCGATGGTCAGCCCGTGATTGTCGGCCAGCGTCTAGGCGCTCCAGTTGACCGGAGCAGCGGACGGAGAGTGACAGAAGACAGTCGTTTCTCGTTTGAGGAAGCGCCGGAATGGGCGCGTCAGCAGATCACACCAGCTGAGCGCGAGACTGCTACTTTTGAGCTGCGGCAAATCATAGAAAGAAACCTAGCCGAGCGTAATCAGGGCAGGTCTCGTACTGTGGCTGCGCGTGACGCCACGCCGGGTCAGCCGTCAAACGTACTCGATATCCCGCGCCGGATCGCGGAGGCTGTCATTGCTCGCGCTCGCATCACCGATGAGGCGCGCAATCTGCGTGAAGAGGCCGCTAATCGCCCCACGCGCCCAGAGCGGCGTAACGACAAACCCGGCAACAGCAAGCAGACCATCGCTGGCGGTCGCGGCACGCTGATGACATCGCGCGATGTCGCCGCGCAACAGCAAGAGGACGACGCTCGCCGCAACCGCGCCGATGGCATCGATCTCGGTGACGGAGGCGAACAGCGCGATCTCTTCACGGGCGAGCGGATCTTGCCGATTAGACCGCGAGGTGAGGGCAGCGCCGAAAGCGAGAGTGAGTTAGCGCGCCGATTACGCCGCGCTGGCACTGTCGGGGTGGGGAGCGCCGAGGTTGGCGTGAGCGACCGGGGCGTGGGCGCAAGGATCCGTTACTAGACCAGATCGTCAGGCACGCACTCAGCGACGGTCACGTCCCAACCGGCGGCGAGGGCATCGAGTCGAAGCACATCGCGCCACGCGACGCATTCTTCGATGCTTTCAAAGCGCTCGGGCGGCGCTTCGACATAGACGACGTTCAGGCGACCATCGAACGGAAGCATGATGACGAAGATCAGCGTGAACATGGAGCACACCTATGAGCATCTTCGCTAGGATCGGGAAGAACATTCGCCTGGGGGCGCAGAACTTCCAGCCTCTCGGCATGTGGCCGGTGACCGATACGTCGGGCGGTCGAGGATCTAGTGGTGCCACGGCTCAGCCTGAGGCGGTGCCGACAAACGTGTCGGGCTATTACACGAAGCGCCCGAGGGACACGACCGTCACACCGAGTGACATCGACCGCACGCCTCCCGGCAGTAGTACTCAGGCCAACTAAACGCTTGACGTTGTCGCAAAACCCGATGCAAGGGGGATCTCATGAGCAAGCTTCCTGTCGTCACGCAGCTTTCACCAGACGCTCGCCGCGAGGCGGCGCAGCGCGCTGCTGAGGCTGAGCGTGAGCGGATCCGTGAAGAGGCTCGGGCCGAAGGCGTTAAGATCGGCGAGCGGCACAAAGCCTTCGCTTACGCATTCGCCGGGGCCATCGTCGGCGCTTTCTTGATGGGGGTCTACACGTCAGCGGTGCAAGAGCGCGGCATGTTCACCGCTGGCGCTGTCGCTGATCGCATCGTTGCTCGCACGGTCGAGCCCGGCCTGCCCGCTACAATCAACGAAGACCGCGTCGAGGAGTACCTCCGCAACACCGAAGAGGCCCGCGAGCAAGCGTGCCGTGAAGGCGTACGCGGTCGAGACGGTCGATGCCCGCGCGAACCGGCGAACGCGCCATGACTGATGCGGTCCTAAACTTCCTCATCAGCTTGGCGAAGCTCGTCCTCTGGGCCATCGCCTGCCTCATCGCGTTGCCGCTCGTGGCCATACTATCCCTCGGAGGGCGTTTCTGATGCGCGTTGAGATCCACTTTTTCCCAGGCCAAATGGCCGTCTTCTCGATTGATCGCGACGCGGCGTTGTTCGTCGGCCTCGATCCATTCGCACCGGAGTGGAGCCGTGCTCTTCATATCCAAGCACTTGCGGCTGCTCTCGCAAACGAGCTGATGGCTGGCCGCAACGAGCAACCCGAAGCAGAGGCTGATTTCACAAGCGCGCTCGGGTTCATCGCACAAGCTTCTGCGTACGGGGTTGCAGCGGCAAACACGCCGCGACCACCGCCGCCTCCACCCCCACCGGAGCCGGAACCCCCGCCGCCAGAAGATCCTCCAGCGGAGGATCCACCACCGCCGGGCTAAACCCGGTCGAAGAGGAGATGGCCACATGGCTGCTAAGAAGAAGACTGTGAAGAAGGCGAAGAAGGTCGCGAAGAAAGTCGCGAAGAAGAAGACCGCCGCCGCCAAGATCTAAACACGAGGCGGGTCGCATCCATCCGGGTGCGGCCCGCACTCACGAAGGAGACGACACATGACCAATGAGATCCACCCAGCGCCGCAAGAGTTCACCGCCGATCAGCTCGCTGCTGATCCGATCTTGCGCTTCTTCCACTACGCGCACTTGCCCACCATCCTGCAAGAGCGCTCCAAACCGTTCTGCGATCTCGCGCGGCACATCGTAGAAACGACACCGCGCAACGCTGAGCGCACCGTCGCTCTGCGCAAGCTGCTTGAAGCCAAGGACGCTGGCGTCCGCGCGGCGCTTCCGTGATCGAAGGAGAAACGACCATGCAAAACGAACGCACTTGGAAGATCCCGGTCACGCTGACCGACATGAAGACGCGCGCCGACAACATCGGCGGCGAGATCAAGCAGGCCGACGCCAATATTGTTGAGGCGAAGAAGCGCCTCGCTCTCGCGCAAGAAGCGCAACGCGTCGCTGAGCGCGCGGTCACTTCAGCTGAGGAGATCGCTCGTGACCGTCGCGAGGAGCGTGACGCCCTGGCGCAAGCTATGGCGGCGCACATCTACAGCCTCGGCGAGGTGCCGCCGGTATCACCGACCGCGCTGGAGGAAGCCTCAGTCAAGGCAGACCAGTTCTGGGGCGGCGATGCTGGCGGCTCTATGGAAGCAGGCCGATGATCCCGACCGAAGACCACATCACGGTTCTGCGTGAGATCCTCGACGCTGGCACTGCTGGCGACGAGAAGCGCCTCTTCGTCGCGTTTGCCAGCGCTCATCGTCTCTTGGAGGGTGGTCAGCGCGACACCGACGGTGATCGCACGCCGAGCGCGATGGAGACCGGCGTCGGCGGCGGCGACATCGAGACAGCCATCGGCCACACCGATGATGGCTTCGTCGTCATGCGCTTCAACAGGCTGATCCAGTGGGTGCGCTGGGATCCGGCGACGACAATCAACATCGCAGAAGCGATGATCACGGCAGCGCAAGCGGGATCCAAGATCTGGATGCCGCGCACTAAGAAGAAGCTGGTGCTGCCGGGGCTACCAGAAGGAAGCTAGGGAAATGGCGCGGCCAACGGACTACACTGTCGAACTGGGTCAGAAGATCCTGACGCGCTTCGCGGGTGGCGACACCATCCTGCAAGTGTGCTCGGCGGAAGATATGCCGCATCGTTCGACAGTGTACCGCTGGATCGCCAGCGATAAGGCTGAGTTCGCCGCCTTCCAGGCCGAGTATCGCATCGCATCGCGCGCTCACGCGCTGGCCCTGGCCGATGAGACGCTTGAGATATCCGACGACAGCGGCAACGACACGATCACCAAGCAGAACAGGAACGGCGATGACTTTGAGGTAGCCAACACCGAGTACATTGCACGCGCTCGATTGCGCGTTGAGACGCGCTTCAAGCTCATGAGCAAGCGAGCGCCTGAGATGTTTGGCGAAGCGCTACAACTCGGCGGCATCGGTGGCGGTCCCATCGAGATCAACGACAACAACGGACGCGACACTGCGCGGCGTGTCGCTCTCGTGCTGGCAATGGGCCTAGCGAATGCGTCAGAGCCGCCGACGCTGGAGCACGATGATGCAGCTTGAAGACGTCTTGAGGGCCTACAACGCGCTGCCTGATGAGAAGAAGAAGGAAGTCTCCGAGGCTGTCAGGGACGAGACCAAAGAGTTTCGCTGGGTGCCGAACCCAGGCCCGCAGCTCATGGCTTATCTCAGTGAGGCTGATGAGCTGTTCTATGGCGGCGCTGCCGGTGGCGGCAAAAGCGATCTGATCTTGGGCGTCGCTCTCAACGTCGCCACCACATCGCGGATCTTCCGTCGTCAGTTCAAAGATTTCTACGGCGTCGGCGGTCTCGCACCGCGTCTCGCCGAGATCCTCGGCAGCTGGGGTGGCTTCCATAAGCAGGCTCACTTGTGGCGCAGGCCAAACGGCAAAGAGCTTGAGTTCGCCGCGTTCAGCAACGCAACCGAGGCCGAAGCCTATCAGGGCCGACCGGCTGACTACTATGCGTTCGATGAGATCACGCAATTTGAAGAGCACCTCGTGCGCTTCCTCATGACGTGGAACCGATCAACGAAGACTGGCCAGCGCACGCGCATGATCTGCACCGGCAACCCGCCGGTCACTGCTGAAGGCCGGTGGGTCATCAAGTATTGGGGTCCGTGGCTTGATCCGCAGCATCCAATGTATCCGGTGCCAGCCGGTGAGCTGCGTTGGGTGACGACGATCAACGGCGAAGACGTCTGGTACGAAGAGCCCGGCTTCGTCGAGGTCAACGGTGAGCAGATCAAGCTGCGCTCGCGCACGTTCATCCCGGCAAAGCTCAGCGACAATCCAGATCTCATCGAGCGTGACGACTATCGCGCAACGCTCGCCGCTCTGCCCGAGCCGTATCGCTCAGCGTTCAGAGACGGCAACTTCGGCGCAGGCCTGCAAGACCACGAGTGGCAAGTCATCCCGACTGAGTGGGCGCTCAAGGCTCAGCAGCGATGGGAAGCGCGCAAGGATCTGAACAAAGGCCCGATGACCGCGATGGGCGTGGACATCGCGCAGGGCGGTCCAGACAAGACCGTGTTGTCGCCGCTCTACAATTTCTTCTTTGCACCTCTCATCCGCGAGAAAGGCATCAACACGAAGAACGGCGCAGACGTTGCCGCTCTCGTCATCCGCAACGTGACCGATGGCGCGACAATCAACATCGACTGCGGCGGCGGCTGGGGTGGATCCGCGTTCGAACACCTCGACAGCAACGGCGCGAATGTACAGTCGTGCATCGGCGCGAGCGGATCTCAGCGCCGAGATCGCAGTGGCAAGTTCACGTTCAAGAATAAACGCGCCGAATGGTGGTGGTCGTTCCGCGAAGCTCTAGATCCAGACACTGGTGACAACATCGCACTGCCGCCTGACGGCGATCTGCTCGCGGATCTGACGTCTGTGCGCCGCAAGCCAACCGAGACCGCTGCCGTCATCCAGATCGAGGACAAGGAGGAGCTGAAGAAGCGCCTCGGGCGGTCGCCTGACGATGGCGATGCTGTCGTCCTGGCGTGGGCGTACGCGGACCCCGATCTGCTTCGCGAGCGCAAATCCAAGAACCGCAGGCGCTCGCCCGATAGTGTGAAGAGGCCGGTGGTGACGACCGGCTACGACAAGGCCAAAGACAGGTTTCACAAGAGACGCAGCTAAAAGGCGGTATCCCCGCACGCGGGGGATCTCGACGCGCCGGATCTTGACAGGCAATAGCTACTGCCTCGGCGCTTTGGAGTTGAAGCGATGAAGAAACCTAAGATGCCCAGTATGCCGAAGGCAGAGCGCATCACGCCGATGCCGGATCTCGGCGGCGCGGCGGTGCAGCAGGCAAAGTTCGACGCCATCAAGCAGCTGATGAACCGACGCGGTCGATCATCGACGCTGATGACATTCTACAAAAAGCGCCTCGGCAATGTGTCGGGTCGTCTGTCAGATGTGCCGGTCGCTCCCGATGCGCGCGAGGGCGTCGAAGTTGGTCGAGGCTAAACAGTGACACAGTCCTATTCGCGTACGATCCGCAAAGTCGGGCTGAATGCTTCTAACAGCAGAATGCCGCGATGGACCGTGGACGACGTCTTGCTGCGATCAAGCAAGGCGTTCTCCAATCAGGACGGCATGAACCGGCTGTGCCAAGCCATCGCCGAGTACTTCTACCCAGAGCGCGCTGACTTCATCACAACCAACACGCCCGGCGACGAGCGCTACTACGAGATCTTCGATGAAGAGCCGATGCTGCTCCGTCGAAACCTCGCCAACCAAATCGGCGCTCTGATTCGACCGCGTGGCCGCGAGTGGTTCAAGACAAGAGCCAAGCCAAGCGCCCTCAACAAGATGGATCCGGTGCGGATCTGGTGTGAGCAAGTAACGAAGATCACGCGCGATGTGATCTACAATGCCAACGCAAACTTCACTGCGACGATGACCGCGAGCGACAACGACTATGTCGCGTTCGGCGTTTCCATCGTCACGCACACCTACAACAGCAAGCGTGACGGGCTCATCTTCAATCTCCTGCATCCGCGCGACTGCGCTTGGTACAAGAACATCGATGGGCAGATCGATGAGTTCTACGAGAAGCTAAAGCACTCGCTGATACAGCTCGACCAGATGGGTCTGGAGCTGCCGCGCGAGATGGTCAAGGAGATGGCGAAGGATCCGCACCGCGAGATCGAGATCATTCGCTGCGTTTATCCAGTGAAATATTTCCAGGGCGAACCTGGGTCCATGCCGCGCGAAGCAAAGTACGCGGTGATGTACATAGCGCCTCTCTTCAAGGAAGAGCTGAAACCGAAGACCGGCGTCCAGCCATACTTCCGCACATTCCCGTATTGGGTGCGCGAGTGGATGAACGTCAGCGGTGAGCCGCGTGGCCGCAGCCCCTGCACCAGCGTCTCGCTCGCCACTGCCCGTGGTCTCAACCAAACCGCCCTGTCGATCATCGAGGGTCTGGAGAAGCTCGTCTCACCGCCGCTCATTGCGCCCGATGACGGCATCGCTGGCGAGGTGCAGCTCCGCGCCAACGGCGTCACGTTCTACGATCCGACAATGGAGTACGGTTCGCGCTCGCCCATCGAGGCGCTGCCGGTCGGTCGCCCTGACTTCGGTATGGCGTACGCCGAAGATCGTAAGGCGTTCCTGGCGCGCGCGTTCCTGCAGAACATCATCAACTTCCCACAGGTGACGAAGGAGATGACCGCCTACGAGGCCGGTCGTCTCTGGGAGCAATACATGCGCGACGCGTCGCCCGTGTTTGAGCCGATGGAAGCTGACAACGGTCGCCTCATGGAGCCGATCTTTGAGCGGATCTACGACGTCAGTGGTCCGACGAAGAGCGGCGGCTATCCCGAACCGCCGGAAGAACTGTGGGAAGCTGAGGTAGATTTTGAGTTTGAGACGCCGCTCAGCGCCGCGTACGCGCGCATTGAGTTTGAGAAGGCGATGGAAGCCACCCAGTACTTGGCGGCTCGCGTGCAGCTGAATCCAGGCGTCATGGATCTCATCGATCATGACACGATGGACCGCGCCGCGCTGACGGCCATCGTGCCTCAGTCGTGGGTGCGCAACGAAGACGACGTCGAACGCGAGCGCGAAGAGCGCGAGCAGATGATGCAGCAAACGATGATGGCGAACATGGCCATACAACAAGGCGCTGGCCAGAGCGGCTTGGATCCAAACTCGGCTCCGCAGCTACCTAGTCCCAATGCGCCCATAGTGGAGATGGCGCGTGGCGGCTGAACCTAAGCGCAGGCGTGTCATCACGCCTGACAATTCTATTGATGCAACGCTCAAGTTTCTTGGGGCAAAGCCCCCGACAATCGACGAGGTGGTGGCAATACGCGCGATCACGCGCGGACATGCGGACGCGAGCCAGCAGCGGCGCGCGATCACCTACATCCTCGGCCAGCTCTGCAACGTCGGTGGCGTCACGTTCACTGGCGAGAACACAAACACCGGAGCCTTTCGGGCTGGAGCCCAGGCGGTCGGTGTTTCAATAGCGTTGATCGGCGACGCGGTGCTGATGCGTTTCCCGATTGAAGAGGAGAAGACCAGTGAGACGTAACATTTTAAACACGACATCGATTATCGACCGGATTAGCGGCTTGTGCTTCGGCGATCCCGGCGGCAACGACGGCGGCGGAATGGGCGGCGGTGGATCCGCGCTTCAGCCGCCGGTCGATAACAGCTCACCGCCACCGCCGCCGCCGCCATTGTCGCCGCCAGTCGCGCCGCCGCCCCCGCCGGTTGCGCCGCCACCGGCCCCCACTGGCGACGACTGGCGCACCAAGTTTGTCGGCGACAACACCGAGCGGCTTGAGCAACTGAAGGCTTTCGAGACTGAGGACGCGATGTTCGCCCGTCTCAATGCGCCGACCGGCGACTGGGAGACGTTCAAGAAGGCGATGGCCGGTGACGACACGAAGGCGCTTGAGTTTCTCAATCGCTTTGCGGATCCGCAGCAGGCTTTCAAAGCGTGGCAGAGTGCGCAGGCGAAGCTGACTGAAGGCGGCAAGGTTAAGATCCCCGACGCCAACGCGACGCCGGAAGAACTCGCCGCCTACAACAAGGCCATCGGTCTCCCCGAGAAGGTGGAAGATTACAAGATCACGGCAGCGCCACCGAAAGGATACGAGCCCACCGACTACGACAAGAGCGCGCTGACCAACATCACGAACCGCGTGCATGAGGCTTTAGGCAAAGGCGCGAAACCGAACGACATCGTGAACTTTGCTCACCAGCTTTACTACGAGATGAGCGCTGACGCGGCGGTGAAGAGCGAAGAGACCGCTGCGGATCTGGCGCTTGAGACCGAGCGCGAGATGCGTCAGCTCTGGGGTGATGCTGCCTACGACAACAAGATCGCACTCGGCATTGCCGGTGCGAAGAAGTTTTTCCCGGTCGATGACGAGGCCGAGTTTGAGCGCTTCATGGGCATGAAGCTGGAGAGCGGCCACGCCCTCTTCGATCACCCGCTCGTCCAGCGGATGTTCGCCCAGATCGGCCTGCAGCACGTCGAGGATCCGTACTTCCTGGCTGCGGCCACCGGCAAGACCGACTTTGATCCGGCCAAACGGATCGCCGAGATCCACAGGCTGCGCACCGGGACCGGCGCGGAGCAGAGGCAGTATGCCGAGCTGTCCAAGCCTGGCGGCGAGCTGGAAAGATTGACGGCGGGGCTTGCGCGCAACAAGGGCCGCTCATAATAGGACGACGTGGGTGCGTTAAAGCGCACCGGGCGGCGGCAC